GCTGCCTGTGTCACCAGTAGCACCTACAGGTCCTTGAATGCCAGTAGCACCTGTGCTACCTACAGGTCCTGTACTACCTTGTATGCCAGTTGCTCCTGTTGGTCCTTGTATACCTGTCGCACCTGTATCGCCTTGTGGTCCTGTGCTACCTTGTATACCTGTAGCACCAGTTGGTCCTGCGATACCAGTAGCACCAGTAGCACCTACTGCTCCTGTAGCACCTTGAGGTACTATAGCACGATCTACTTGTACTTGTACGACATCAGGCGGTTGTATGTTTACTTGTACAACACCGCTGCCGTTTACGCTTACTTGATTAGCCATCAGTTGTATACTCCGTCACTATTGACGAGAAACAATAAGAAAATTGATTCATCATATGCTGGTGTAGTTCCATTTGCTGGGAAACTAATTTTTATTCTACCAGTAAAACATGCTGGATCTGTTGCGTTTATGCCTAGATCAGGATCTCCTGGCAAACCACTATATGTGACTTGTAAACTGTCACGACCTATAGTTGCCCATGTTTCTTCATCTATAACTAATGTAAATGTTCCTGCGTCATCATCACGGTTAGTAATACTCAATGAGATAGGTAACGCTTCTATGCGATTCATAGTCATTGAACCACTTGCTGTTGATAATGCGAATACTGTGCCTGGCGTATATGTTGGAGAACCACCGCGAGTGTCGCTGATAGTAAAAGTAGTGCTAGTAAGAACTTCTTTGACATAATATGTTGTGTTGATTTGTACACCACCAAATACTGTGCCACGAAATTGTACTGGCATGCCAACAAACAAGTCGTCTGTGTCGTCACAAGTTAGTACATTAGTACCAGTAGTTGTACTTGTAATTGTTGATATGAGGCTGACTAATGGATAATCTCTGATAGTAAAATTATATCCACCGCGACCATCATGGAAATTTGTGATTGCTCTACGAATGATCGTAGCATCTATAGTAGCACCTGCTAGATCAATAGGAGTCGTGCCTGTCTGCCAACCACTAGGATAACTAGTGATATTGCTCCATGCTAGATTCCAGAAATCTTTCTGATTATAGACAAGTTCTTGTGCTAACACTTGTCCATCAAAACCACCTACTTGGTTCAACACCAATTGACTAAATTTCGCCATGCTCCGCTCTCCCGCGTTTTGACGCAATCTGCTACCTCGCAATGATTGCGTGCTATATGTTTATTTATATTATCCTACTCGCCATACTGTACCTGCGCTGTAAACAGGCACAATATTACTGCCTCCACCACCAACTACAGCACCAAAAGTAGTAGTGTTTGCGTCATATATTACTGTTCTAAAACCAATAATACCACCTGATATTGATGGTAATGACGCATAATTTATACCTTCAGTATATACAATATTTGCGTTGACTAGATTTGCCACTACCGCTTTACCAGACATCAATAAGCCTGCGGTAGTAAATGTAGCAATATTGGCATTACCGCCGACGCTAACAGTAATGTTACCGTTACTCAAAATATTGATATTGCTAGTACCATTTGATATTGGTAATGATGCTGACCCAGCAGGACCTGTAGCACCAGTCAAACCAGTCGCTCCTGTAGGACCTGTCAATCCAGTAGCACCTGTTGGACCACCGCTTGGACCAGTAGGGCCAGTTGCTCCTGTAGGACCAGTAGCGCCAACAGTACCCGATGCTATACCATAAGTGATTTCGCCACTTGTTGGATTATACATCAATGTATTTGCCGCTGTAGCATTTCTAATTGGTTTGATCCACAATGAATTTGCTACAGTAGCGTCAATCGCTGTAGTACCTGATTTGATAACAATAGTATCGGCTGGTTGATTTGTAGTGCGTAACGCTGTAGATCCAATAGCGATAGAGCGATTTCCTTGTGATAATCCATTTGCCGCATTGTGACCTATTGCGATAACATTTTCTACTGTTGAATTTGCTTGGCTGGCAGCATAACCTAAAGCAACTGTGCCAGGCGCCTGTATAGCCATGTTACCACCTATGACAACGATAGGTGTTCTATATGATAACAAACTATTGATTGCTGCCTGACTACCATTTCCTATTGCTATACTTTCTTCACCAGCAAACGATCCTAAACCTATAGCAACACCATTATCTGTCGCTAATGCGCTTTTACCTATAGCGATAGGATTATTTTGTGTAACGACAGTACCATAAGCATTTGCTTGATATCCTATAGCAATAGAATAATCTTCACCTGTGCTAGGAACGACAGGTGCCGCACCACTACCAATAGCAATGTTATTACTATTCAATACTAGTTTACCATTGATAGTTACTATGTTTGATGTTTCATTGAAAGTAAACGCACTAGTACCAGCAAGATTACCATCGTCATTATATTGTATCTGTGTATTGCTACCGCCTGCTGTTTGAATATCATAAGGCGTGCCGTTAGCATATTGTAAATTATCTGTTTTTACAGCGTTCGCTACAACATTGCCGTTTGCTACAACATTGCCGTTCACTACAACATTTGCTGTTGTTGTGATATCGTTTGCTGTTACGATAGGTATTTTGAAGTTAGCAACTAAATTTCCAGCCTCAAACTGTACTCTGTTTATGTTACCAATATTGAATCCTAATCCAGCACCATTGACATCTATACTTTCGCTGCCATACACATATGAACTACTTGATACATGTCCACCTGTGTTTGCTTGTAAATTAGCCGCACTTACTTTTGCGCTTACAGTAAGTTGTCCCATTATATCTAAATTACTTGCTGTCATCACAGCAAGATTAGGTGCGTTAGGATATACATTGAAACTTATGTAACCATTACCAGCATAAACATTTGTGAGATTGTTGCTAGCGTTTGATAATTTACTAAAAAATGCGTCAGCATATACACCAGTTGGTGTCATTATTATAGCATTGTTGACTCCATAACCACTGTATGTAAAATCATCGCCAACAAATTTGACATTTGCGTTGCCAACAATATTTGCGTTACCGTTATATAAACCTACATTGCCTATTCTATTGTTAGCAAGATCATAGAAAAAATTGTCATTGCCAGTAAAAGTGCCAGCGTAATTATACTGTATAGTTTGTGCGCTACCGCCTGGAGTCACGCTTGCGCCTGTTGCTCCAGTTAGACCTGTAGCACCTGTTGCTCCTGTTGGACCGCCACTTGGGCCTGTCGCTCCAGTAGGACCTGTGCTACCTGTAGCACCGATAAGTCCCATCAAATCTACAATCCAACTGTTATAAACATTGCCTGCTCCAGGACCGACTACACGCTGTATGTCTACAGTCAATGATCCATTATTAGGATTGTAACCATTTACAAGACCATAACAATTAGCATTAGTATTTGATAGTAATATTCCTTGACCAATAGTGTATGGTAGATTAGTTTCTACAGTAATATAACTGACGCCTAATTGTGCGCCCATATGACTGTTACTAAATGTCAGAAAATCTACACCAGTAGCACCAGTGCTACCTGTAGGTCCAATAACACCAGTAGCGCCTGTAGCGCCTATGCCTGTCGCACCTTGTGGTCCAGTTGCTCCTTGTATGCCAGTAGCACCAGTTGCTCCTATACCTGTAGCACCTGTTGCGCCAACATAACCATTGACGACATTCATGCTAATAGGCGTTACTGTAAATTCTAAACTAGAATTATCAGGCGTAATAGTAATATCGTATGGCTGTACGACAATGTTGGCTTGTATATCTGACATATTATTGGTACCTTACAACAAATCCTAATGGTTCTTTGTTGATATCCATCAAAGCATTGCTATATGCGCTTTCTTTTTCTATCTCTAATGTGACGATACACAACACGCTATTGCTAGTGTTATTTGCTAGTGTGACATTAGGTACGCCATTAGCAAAGTTGTTTGTGATATCGCTACCAACATAAAGATATGCTTGACCATTTGCGCTGTTGACCCAGTTCGCGGTAACTGTATAGTTACCTGGAGCAGGTTGACTCAATAATGTTAGATTACCTAACACTACTTCTGTGTTGCTATCATTATACGAAATTTCTGATACAGTATAAAATTTAGCATCAGCACTAATTGACCAAAGATTTGGTATATTTGCGTTTGCTGGATTACCATTAGCATCTGTAAAATTTATAGGAAAAGTATATGCTTCGCCAGTATAAATCTCTAGGCAACTCATTTGAGTGCCTGCTAATGTCATTGTTTTTGCGCCGTTTAGTAATAAACTCATATTCGTGTTTTCCTATATATATTTATTATCTCTTTATTTCTTGTACTTGGATATATGCTTGTCCAACATATACCTGTCTACCTGCTAGATTACCTACTACAAGATAGTAAGTAGTTTCTTGTCCCTGTTCATAATCGCTATCAATAACGCTATAACTAAAGACCTGACTATTGAGTACACGATTTTGTGCGCTTGGTAATGCTACGCTTTGTACATTTGGACCGCTACCAAAATAAGTCATGCGTGTCAAATCATATACTTCTGATGGATCTTGTTGATAAGTCAATACAGGTGTTATATTTGCTGATCCTGTGTTCAATAACAATGCTGTACCACCGATATTGAATTTATCGTATGTGCTTGTATAGTCAATAGCGACAAGATCACGGTCATAGATATTACCATATGACGCACCATTGTTCCAACTCAAGTTGCTAGTATCTACTTGTGTCCAGTTGTTTGCTAGTGCTATGTTACCTGAATTCTTTACTATAACACCATCATCACCAACAGCAACCCATGTACCATTGCCATAACGAACAGCATTCAACGCTGATTCAACAGGACTTGTTACTTGTGTCCAACTGTCACCGTCATCTAAACTATATTGTATCATACCATATTGACCAACAGCGACCCACTTGCTTGTTGCGCTTTGTACGCTGTCATCACTTGCTACGCCATATAGATCACTCAACAAATTGGCGCTGGTATTACCACCAATATATGTTGGTCTTGCTGACCAAGTACCATTAGTGTTTAGTGTTCTAGTTGCTCTGACAATAGTGCCTGTCTGACCAACAGCGATAGCGGTATATTGAGTTCCATTTGCTGATCCAGCATATATGCTGTTATAACTCTTATACAATCCGCTGACACCTTCTTGTGTGTTTGCGGTAGTGCTAAAGTCGCCACTAGGACTCCAGAAAATACTACCATTTTCTGCTGGACCTAATAATTCTCTGTTTGCTCCTGGACCATTGCCACCTGTACCAGGTGCCATGACTAATCCAGCCATATCTAATTTCAAACTAGTTGTTGATAGATAAGGTAGATTTTGTTCAAGTCGCAATTGGCTAGCACTACCTGTGTTGCCCTGACGAGTACTAGCACAAACAGCAGGATTTTGCTGTAGATAACCTACTGTTGGAGCAATAGTATTTGCTAATTGACTACCAAGTGCTATAGTGACCATACCAGTATATGTCAAATCTTCTGGCGCTATACTGCTATATGTGCCCCATGTATTACCGCCATCACTACTATATAAATCAACTAGACCATAACCAATAGCATGTATTGTTTGTGTTCTACCAAATGTGCTGTCGTTGTAACTATGTTGTACGCTATTGAAGCCGCGATCAAAGCCTTGACTTGCGCCTGACTTCCATAACTCAATACAGTTATATTGATCCCAGTTACTTGCTGTTGGTTCAACATAAAATTTGACTGTGAAACCAACTTGTATTCTACTACCTTCTTGGAACTCAATGTTTGCGCTAGTGTTTGGATCAGTTGTAGGTATGATCGTTACACCACCTGCTGGCACGATACATCTTGTATTGTCTGGCCATGCGTTACCAACATTAGTGAATGGTACAGGTTCTACTGTTGCTGATTGTATAGTGCTTCTTGCTTGCGTGACGCTACCAATCACTAACTGTTCAGTTGTGACTGTGTTTGCCTGTATCATTACAGATGTAATGCTATTGGCAGCGATCTTGTCTGATGTGATACTGTTGGCTGCGATCTTATCTGATGTGATTGCGTTTGCCTGAATAGTATTTGATGTGATCGCATTGGCTGCTATAGTATTTGCTGTTACTGCTCCAACCGCGATAGTACCTGCTGTTACCGCATTAGCGTCAATTTTACCTGCTGTGATAGCATTTGCTTGAATAGTATTTGCTGTGATCGCATTGGCTGCTATAGTATTTGATGTGACTGCTCCAGCCGCGATAGTACCTGCCGTGACTGCGTTCGCATCAATTTTACCTGCCGTGATTGCGTTTGCTTGAATAGTATTTGATGTGATAGCATTAGCCGCGATAGTGTTTGCTGTTACAGCACCGACATCAATAGTACCTGCTGTTACTGCTCCTGCCGCAATTTTACCTGCGATTACAGCATTAGCCGCGATACTGTTTGCTGTTACCGCATCGGCAGCAATCTTGCCAGCAACTACAGAGTTAGCGGCAATAGTATTTGCTGTAACTGCGTCAGCCGCAATTTTACCTGCGATTACAGAGTTAGCGGCAATAGTATTTGCTGTAACTGCGTCAACCGCGATCTTGCCAGCAATGATACTGTTTGCCGCGATAGTGTTTGCTGTTACAGCATCGGCAGCGATTTTACCTGCTGTGATTGCGTTTGCTCTAATGTTATTAGAAATAATAGTATCAATCGCTATTTGTACATTAGTAACAGTTCCGTTTATGATAATATTACCGTTCGCTGTATTAGTAAGTATAGCATTACCATTCAATGTATTAGCGATAATAACATTACCATTTACTGTGTTACCTATAATAGTATTACCAGGTAAAGTGTTAGGTGACACACGATTACCAGGCATAGTGTTAGGTACTATAGCATTACCATTGATACCGCCTCTGATAACTTGTATTGTTGCGTTTGCTAATGGTATGACAGGTGTTGGTGTGACAACAAAGTTTGCTGTAGGTGTTGTGCTATTGACAGATACGATATATGTGTTATTTGCTAACTCACCTGTTCCACCTGTCAAATATACATTAGCACCAACACTAATATTTGATATAGCATTGTTACTAGTCAAAATATTACCATTACTGAAAACACCATTACCATCAATGATGTTTGCTGTATTGATGCCAGCGCCTACCCAAAAGAATAGATTGCTAACATTACTTGTGTTACCACCAAAATCGTTTCTTGCTACAACGCTGAAATAATAGTTGCCTGCTGGTATGTCGTTGATGTCAATAATGACATTGTTTAGACCTATGCTGTTTGCTATGTCAATGCTATTCTCAAACTTTGTACCTGCCGCACTACTGATTGTTCTATACAATCTATGTAATTCTGTATTTGATGTGTTGCCATAGTTGATGTCCATATACAACACAGCACCAACTTCTGGCACAGCACTTGTCACATTGAAACTAGTGACAACACCTGCTGAATCTGGATTCTGTACTACTGTTGGTTGTGATGGAGCATAGATGATATTAGGATCAGTTAGACCTGTGTTAGGGTCTGGTCTGAAATCTTCTATAGCGAAATCACTATAGATCGTACCATTATATTCCAGTGCCGCTATAGTAGTGCCCAAACTTCCATCAGGGTATTTTTCTTCATTTACGCTAGCGACACGGAACAGTTTACCTTTGCCACCATTCAATACATCCCAACCATATTCTTCGTGCTTGACACGAATAACATCACCTGCTTCAATCTGTATACCGCTATAATCTAATTGGAAAGTGACAGTCAAATCTTCTCTGCTCTGTAACAATCTGCGAATGCCTAGATATTTTGCTTGTACAGCATTATTGACTAATGGCAAGTCAACATCTAGTTTGTTGATTGCTTCGTTAGGACTCATTACTTCTGGTATGTAATCTGCTAACTCAATTATTTGATAATCAGTTTGATCTTTTATGCTATTGTTTGGATAAGCAACTTCTAATAAATTATATGTTTCGTTTAGATTGATTGGTGCTATCTGTACGCCACCGACAAGATTGCTACTATCTACTAAAAATAAATCGTCAATGGTGACTGGTGGATCGCCACTAGGTACCCAGTCATATGGATTGTTCATTACAACTTTCCATTTTGCTACTAGTTCGCTATATTGTAACCAACTATCGCAACTATCTACAAGTTCTTGTAGATTTGTTAGACAATTATTTTGTGTGCTTACTGTACCATTTATTGTATAACGATTTTGTGTATACGCAACACTTTCGTATTCGTAAGGTATTTGCTCATTACTATATTCGTCTAATGCGTCTAAACTATCTGTGTCAATGCGTGACAAAGGTATAGCACAACCATATCTAGTGTTGAGCATGTAATCTTTTATAACAGCACCAGGACTTGACAAACTATTTGTGATTTTACACATCAAGCCGCCTAGGCCAACTGTACCTGCTTTCTGATCGTAATCTACTCTGACTACTGCGAATGCGCAATTAGTCATAGTATCTGTTGCTGTCCATCTTTGATAGACAGGTATTCTTGGATCACTCAATACTTGTATTGCTGTTTGTGATGTGTTTACAGGACTATTGCTACCATTATCGTACAACCAGATATAAATCTTGCCACTCATCTTTGTGTCAATTTCTGTCTGGCTAGGTGTGTTTGTTATAAGACCAGTAACAACACCATTGAAACCAAATTGTACTCTCTTGTTATCGTAATATATGTTTGACAAATCAAAAGTATAACCACTACCTGCTGTTGTATCTGTCACTTCTGCTAGTGCTACAACATACCACATAGTTTTTAGATCGCTAGATATCTTTGCGTCCATGACAGGCCCGCCAGCAAATGCTGTACCATAAATTACAGGAATCTTGTTATCTGTTGCTGGTGGTAACTGTACACGACCACCACCTGTGCCACGACCTGCGCTTGCTGCCATCTTTTTAGCATACAAACTACTTGCTGTGATTGCTAATGTACCAGCAAGTACGCTAGTAGCAATACCTATAGCACTAAATGTACCTGCGGCGGCAAATGCTGCCGCAAAGCCTGCGCCAGTAAGACCACCTACAACTGCTGCCGCTATCGCTGTAAAAATTGCCATATTATACTCCTGCTACCCACACTTCTTCTGTTTTCTTATAGCCAAAGCGTGAGAAATCAAGGTCAGGACTATTGACCATTTTTGTCATAGTAAACAATTTTATTTTACCTTCTTCTACTAGTTTTTCTGCTTGCTTGTTATATTCTTTTAGTAATCTATAACCTGCTGTTGTGTTTCTGTGTTCTGGTTCTACCCAATACACAAGTTCACGCAATATCTTTAGTTCTGGATCCCATATATTTTGATCTTTGACGCCTATGATCATACCTATAGGTTTGTCTGTTTCAGCAATGATAGCGATGCCACCACCTAATATGATATGATGATATAATTTGTTGATGTAATCTTCGTTATCACAATTGCGCATCAACTCAATAGGAGTTTGTTCGCGGAAATGTCGCAACATATCGCAAATGTGAGGAAGATCAAATTTATTTGCTGTTCGTATTTTCATCTGTCATTTTCTCTGAAGTCGTCACCACTGCGACCGCCTCCGCCGCCTCCGCCACCACCGCCGCCTCCGCCACCACCACCTGGGCCGTAACTTGCGCCTGGTATGACTGTGCGACCTTTTGTATCTTGTCCAAAGTCAAACTGTACGCCTGCGATACCATATACACGATCCATGCTAGTATCGCTTGGATTGAAGAACTTCCAACTCTCTTCGTTTGTCTTACGACCTGCTATGCGATTTTGTAATACATTTTTATAACTGCTTGCTGATACTACAACTGTGTAATTATCTGTTGTGTCCGCTCTTTCTTCTGACACGCTATAACTTGTGATGATGCCAGTAAAGCGCAAATATGTGTTGCCTAAAACACCATTGTTAGCATAAAAGCCGCGATATACTTCTACTTCGCTACCTCTAATCTTTGTGTCTAATACAAGTTGTATGTTTTGACCACCGATACCACTCAATGTTATCAATGTATCACCGCTCGTTACACGAATATCACGGTTCTGACTACCTACTGCTAATAAGCCGCCCATAGGCAAATATGTCGTGCCATCAATGATTTCATTTTGATATGCGCTACTAAAAGTATACACACTAGTGTTTGCTGTGTTACCATATTCATTGAATATAGTAAGTTTTACAAACTCTGCTGAATTGATGCTACTTGTATCTTGTACTTCAACTATATTTTGTGACATTATGCGTCTCCAACATACTCGTATAATGTGAACGCATCGCTAAACTCAATCAAAGCATTGTTGATAGTAGTTCCTGCGCTGTTTTGTAAGTAGCCACCTGGATATAGTTTATATGTAGGCATGTTTGGACAAAATAGTTTGAACTGACATGGATTGCCTACAGTTATACCTAACACATTTGGTGTTATAGGTGTGCTGATAATATTTGGTCTGTTTGTGTAAACTATTACTGTGCTACCACTACCACGCAATACTCTGCCTGTGCTAGTGAATGGAAATGGATATGTACCTATCTGTATCAAATCGTTTGGCTCAAATAAAACAGTACCACTTGGTACTGCTGGTAGTCCTGACAATACTAGTTGATTGCCTACGAAACTTTGTACTAATATAGCACTAATATTTCCAGCACTCATAGCACCTTGATATCTAAAAATCCAACTCAAAGCACTATTGTTTGCGAATGTAACTACTTGTGGTGTATTTCTATCTAATGTATCTAATGCTTCTAATAAATCACGCACTTGACTATACTGAAATCTTGCTGGCATAGTCAATTTCATACGCCAAGGTTGATATGTTGGTGTCACACTGGTGCGAGGTATCTCGTTGCGTGTGATTTGTATACCAACAACCTTTCTGCGATCAATTTCTAAACTGTCGCAATTATCTATTATTGTTTGTAGTCCAGCCATGCTTATTTCCTGTTATCTCACTACCATATCCTATGATATACATGAGAATTGTAATTGGAAGCCAGTAAAGTGATATCAAGTTTAGAAAATGTGCCCATGTGAATGATATAGCACCTAAACTGAATACATTGAGAACGCCTGCTCTATATGGATTGTTTTCTACTTTCATTTGTTACTCCTATCGTGGTAATTCTTTCTGCGCCATCTGTACTGTGCCTAACAATGTTTTGCGATTTTCAGCAAACAACTGTGCTACACTCTTACTGTCTAACGCACTTATTTGGTTAGTAATATAATTGTTAGTTATATTTTGTGGTGCTTGTAACTGATTGTTAGCAGGTTTGTAATTCTGCGGCACAAAAAGTTCAGCACCTTTCTCACCAACTAAACTTGGCTTACCTACTGGTGGCATACCACCTTGAGCAAAGCCTTGTATCTTTAGTTTATTTAGTTCTTTTATGTTCTCTAAAACATCGTTTGGTATGATCGTACCTTTTACTTTAGGTACAAAGAGTTCGGGTCCTTTTTCACCAACAAGGCTAGGCTTATTGACAGGAGGTTCGCCACCTTCAGCAAATCCAAATATCTTGCTGAAGAAGCCCATGATGCCACTGCCACCGCTAGTCATTGGATTGAATATGCTTGCTATCATTTGCTGTATCTTGCTCTGTACAATTTGAGCAATGATATTGTTGATCAAATCTTTGAATGATAGTTTGCCTGTTTTAGCAAAGTTTACAAATACATCTGTTAGACCTTTTGTAAATGTATCAAATGCCATCTTACCTTGTTCAGCAACAGTAGGTATAGTGTTTACAAAGTCACGGTATGCTGTTTTCCAACCTTCTAACCAAGTTGTAGGTGTGTTAGCATTAGCAAGTTTTTCTTCGCCATCATATTGTGCTTGTAATGTTTGTAATCTTGCTGCCGTTAGTTTTTGTAACTGATCTAACTCACGCTTGAAGTTTTCATCACCAAGTTGTGCTTGCTTTTGTTGTAGTTCTAATAGTTTGACTTCAAAATCATATTGTACTTGGCGTACTTGTCTTTGATGCTCAATTGCTCTTGTGGCATCATCAAGTGCTTGTTTAGACAAGCCGATCAACGATAGATTTTCTGTTAGTTGCTGTCCTGCTTCGTCAAACTTGAATTTTTCAGCAAGCATTTCTACAGCATGTGCTTGCTTATCTGCTTCGTCTCTTTGTTTTTGCTGTAAGAGTACATTTTCTTCAGCGGCTTTCTTCAAGCCAGCATTACCAGCAAGTATGCGATTGATTGCTAATTCTATTTCTTTATATTTTTGCGGACCTAATACATCTAGCCACTGACCAGTGCTAGTTTTTAGTTCGTTTTGTTGTTGTCGTAGATTTTCAACAGCCTTGATACTATTTTGTATTGCGTCACGCTTTGCGACTTCAACTTCTTTTTGATCATCGCTCAAATTTAGAATATCTTTATTGAATTGTATCTGATTTAGATATTCTTTGTTTTGTTTTCTTACATCGGCAACAACACTAGCAAGATTCTTTTTGTAATCTTCCATTATTTGAAGATTTTCTAAAGCAATTTTTGCTTTTTCTTTTTCTTTATCTGCTTGCTTTTTTGCTTCTTCTGCGGCTTTTTTAGTTGCGTCTGCTTCGTCACGCTTTGCTTGACTTGTGATGCCTAGAAAATCAGTAACGGCTTGTGCCGCTTTCTTCACATAGTTTATAAATTCGTCTATAAGATCAATATCAAACGCAAATTTGATTGCTTCGTTTAGAGCATAGAACGCCGCTGATACAGCGGCAATAAGAGGTATAAATCTAGCGAATCCTGCTAGGAAATAGAATAATGTTTTTAGTTGGAAGCCTATGTGTCTGATTACTTCCCAAACTTTACCAAGTATTGATGTCGCTGATGCCCATGCTCTTTGGAAGCCTTTTATTCTTGTCTCGCCAGCACCAACAGTATCGCCTAAAACTTTGACACCTTGTTTTGCTAACGCAAGATAACCTAATATACCTGCGACAGCACTACCGATACCACTGAATACTTTGAACGCAACTGCTAAACTACCAATAGATTTTGCTAGTTCAATAAAACTTTCAATCAACTGATCAATTTTTTCTTGTGGTAAGGCAGCGATTTTTTCTGCTAATGGTTCTAATGCTTTTAGTATGCTAAATTGTAACTTGACAAAACTTTGATCAAGTTTATCTTGTAATCTTGCTACTGCTTGTTGCGCGGCTACATAATTTTGTGCTTCTCTTACAGCACTCTTGTAACTTTCGCTAACATTATCAAGGCTAGTAGTATCTAATGTCTTACTAAAGATATCTCTTTTGACAGTTTGTGCTAATTGAGCATTCTTTTTCTCAAGTTCACCTAATCTTTCAATAACTTTGTCAAATATTTGTGTAGTATCGCTATTGATTATTTCTTCAGTAGTAAATCCTAACTGTCTAAACGCATCATTGGCGGCTTTGCTACCATTATACAATTCACCTAGTGTATTGCTAAATCTAGTTGCTGCCTGTAATGCGCTGTCAAATGTACCACCATTTGCCGCGACTGTATTTGCGAATCCTATAAGTTCAGCATTTGCGATTCCAGTAACTTTTGCTACATCTTCTATGCTGTCAGCAAAATTCATTACATTACGGATCAAAGCACCTATAGCAAGACCTGCTAATGCTGATTTTAGACCGCCTAACGATTTGTTTAGCGCATCAACATTTTTCTGCGCTTGCTGTGTTAGTACCTCAATCGTAAGTGTTTCTTTTGCTGCCATGATATTAGCCCTTTGCTATTTGTTCAAGTCGCTTTGCTATGAACTCTTGTGTTGGTTTAGTCATGCCATCAGGGCTTTGTTTTGACCAGCCCTCATCTAATCTAACAGCGTATGGATAGTTGGCAACGATACTTTCGCCTTTTCGTACTGTCTTGCGTCTTGCGTTGCCACTACGAATAGGCGTGTTTTCTACAACGACTTTATGTGCTTCTTTAGGTAAGTTAGCAATATCACGCTTCATCTTATCCAGACGGCGATTGATATTATTAGTTGTCTTTACTTTGACTTGTATCATTTTTTATTCTTCTTGTAAATCTCTAATAATTGCTCTTGCGTTATATTTGGTATAAACTGACCAGGCTTGCTATTCGCTTTTTTGTTCTGATAAGTTTCCCAACTCATAACTGCGTCCATCACATATAAATCAAAAGTATCTGCTCTCTGTAAAATTTCGCTAGGCAAAAGACCATATCTCTTACCTAGCCCATCAATCTGTAATAATGATAACATCTTTGGACTATCCACCTCGATGTTATCATTTGTTATTTTCCCAACAGTTCAGTCACCTTCGTAACAGCCTTCATCATAATAGGCATAGGTAATACATTTTTCTTTGTGATGATTTCCTTGCCTTGTTCATCTAGCAATAGATGTTTGACAACATCAACAATGTTTGCTGTGTTGTTTGTATCTGTGTTTGCTAGTTTCATAAACACATCCATTGGCTGACGATCATAAGTCCAAAAGGTTACTGGCTCACCATATTGTTTTATGGTGTCCTCGTCATCAAGTTTGAGTTCTATTAGTAGGGGTTCTGCTGAAAGTTGTGATAATTTCATTTGTTGTCTCCTTTTATTAGTTACCACTATATTTAGTATATCTCTCTTCCAATAATTGGTTGAGAAGTGCTAAACGAAATGTTTGTTTTGATCTCATTTGACGAATTGTTTGTTCCATGTTGTTTAGCATTGGAAGAAGTTTTGCTTCGTCAGCAATTAGGCTGCGTAACTTCTCTTCGTCTGTTTTTAGCCATGTATTGTCACTCATTTTTGCCTCGTTCAATAGTTAGAAAGGGGACATGTCTCCATGTCCCCCGTCTTTAGTACAATTATACTGTACCTGTTGTCATGCTACCTGTTACAGCGATTGTAAGAGGGCTCACCCAAATTGGTGAATCCGGACTTACAGTCGGAGCAACGCTAGATAGATAACCAGTTCCTGAATAGTATGACGCACCATTTGCTGATGAGTTACCATTCATTACTAGTTTCCAACTTACTTTGACTTTATTGTTTGACAAGCCAGAAATACCACGCTGTGTAGCATTTCCAGTACCACCTGTACCGAACCATACATCATCATCTAACACTATGTTAGTTGATAATTCATTGTCGGCTGGAGTTGTAATCTTGTTCATATCTGTTGAACAGAAATCTACCCAAGAAAAAATTCCAGTGCTATTGGTGATAGTAATATCTTGTAAGCAAGTAACATCCAAAGGTGCGTTTGCTACATTTCCTGTATCAGTACTGACATACAAGTGAGGTTGTGTACCTGTTGTATTTACTGTTATAGTTGCCATCGCTAATCCTCCTTATGTGTTAGTGGCATCAATCATTATAATCCAAGCGTTTCAAATTGAATGTATAGGTATGTTTTTCACTTCGCTGACCAAGTACTTCTGTTTTAGTAAAAGTAACTTCGTAATAGCCATCAAAGAAATTGCTGTTTGCCGCGAGGTCATTGATATGACCTAATACAACTAAACTTTGTGGATCATTTTGGAATGAAACATATAATATTTCAAATTGATCTGTGACAGTATAAACGCTGCCACAGATCGTTGTTCCAAGTTGATTCACTTCTCTACTAATAGGGTGACAATCTCTTACATAAACACCAAAAGCAACAACATCATCGTTACTAGGATAAACGCCATTGACTTCTACAATAGGAGTCAATACATTACACACTTCTCGCATATATGCTTCAAGTGCTTCTTTTGTAACCATAGGTTGATGTCCTGATGCCATCAGAAATATCTCCTGTCATTGTTGAAATAGTCCACATCTGCTGTCCAATTTTCTTCTAACTTCGTTGTTGGTCCGTTAGGAGCATCTTGGTTCAGATCATACCAGTTCATCAATTGTATTGCTTTTTCCCATTCACTCTGATATCTACGCAAGGCATGACTAAAGTTTGCTTGATCAACTTCATTGACATTACTAGTGTCAGTTACAATTGATTCATAGAAAACTTTGACAGCCATGAAAGTATCAAGTCGTATCAAAGTTTGATCATTTTTGATGAGCAAACTAGGATTGAATGATGAAATCATAGCACCATTAGGTAAGTTAGTGTAATAACTCGCACCAAATACAGTATCACAATACTTTGGCCACCAGCCCCACTCCATTTGATAAAGTATCTCCTGGCTTCCTACTTTGAAGTAGTCATCCCAGTTGACATTCATTTGAGCGGCGCGGCGTTCAGCGGCAGGATCATAAAAAATTATGTCCTGTACTGTGGCATTGCTTATTCTTTGATATGGTACGCTCATGTGATTACTTTCCTATACTAGTTCAATTAGGCCTGCTGGATATTGATTGCTCCACCACGACGAAGGTCAGCCACGCCTGAACCCATGTAGGCCAAGCCAGTGAGCCACATCTGTAAGCCGCCCGGTTTTTCGCCCATCTTTATTTGTAGGCCTTCTTTGATTACAGTAATCAATGCTGAATCGTGGAAGTATGAACCTACCAAGCAAGATGTTGATGCGACACCATCAATTGTGCGACTTGCGCTTGATAAGAAAGTAGTGAATACCACGCGGCATCCATAAACATTCTCAATTGCGCCAGTAGTTAGCAATTCGTTACCTAATGCTGACAAGTTGTTGTTTACAGCACCGCCAGTTAGTTCTTGTAACAAGCGTGTCTGTGTTGAACCTACAACTCCGTCATCACCGTTGCTATCTAGTACGATAACTGGTACGCCTGGCAAACGAGCAACTTTATAGTTCTGTTTGACATTGCGAATCAATTCTAGTACTGTAGTTGAAGTAAAGCCTGCTGTGCTGTTGGCTGTAGTGTTTGATCCTGCTGGTAGCAATTCCATAGCACCTAACTGTAACGGACGATTGAAACCGTCTGCTGGAGTTACTGCGTAGTTTTGGTTACCTACAGTTGCCTTGAACTGTGTGAAGGCTTGGCAAACACGAATGTCTACCTTTTCGCCATATGACTCACCTAGTTCTTCACCTAGAGTTGCTGCCAACTGGAATGATGTAGTCCAAGCATAGAACACATCAAATGCTGTTGCGGCAACCGCTGGTGCGGCTGTGATTGAACGCTGTGCCAAAGCAGGGTTTTGTTCAAACGCTGCCGGGCTCGTACCGAAACCGTTACCATAAACTGCCGCGTTACCACCTTGGTAAGCATTTGGTTCATAGTCCTGATATGTAATCGGTGCGAAGTTTGGTACCAAGTACTCATTTCCTTGGTTTGGAGCCACAGTAGTAGTGAAATTTACTAAACCTGTGGACTCATGTAAGGCGCGCAAGGCGAAGTTTGCTATGGTTGCTGTAAAACCAAAATCTTCGGAACTTGGGCCGTCTAATGTATAAGCCATGATCCTCTCCTTTTATGGGCTATATAACTTTCTTGGAAAACGAACTGACGCTAGCACTTACTTTTGTATTTTTGAGACCGATACCTTTTCCTAATCCCATCTTTGCTGCCCACTGATTGAATTCAGCAGGGTTGCGAGAATAGTCAGGTACTTGTTCCATAGTACTTCCAGCAAATTGCTGTTGTCCTGGTCGTAATCCAGAACCTGCTGATAGATTGCTTTGCTTTAGTAACTTTGGATTACCTTGAGCAACTTCCTCTATCAAACCTCTTATTGTGAGTGGATTACCATCCATTCCATAACGCTCTTGACCTTTATTATTGACAATCACATATGAGCCGTCCTTGCCAAACTTGATATTGCTTTTGATTTTTTGTAAAGCATAATCTTGTAAGTCAGGATCAAATTTATCACCCATAGTGCGCAAAATATCAGAATCAAGTTCCTTTACTCTCAATGCTCTATCTTTGCTAGCAAGATCACGCTGGAGTTTTAGGAATTGCTCACGGAGGTCGGTAGTATCACTAGAAACTTCTTCACGCCCCATGCGTGAATCTGATAGTTCCTCGTCCACTGGCTGTGCGTTGCCACCGGTTTTTTGAGAACTCGTTCTTGCCACATATGCTAATGCTGCCTCTACTGATTCAAATTGTTGACCGCTTGCTTGAGACAATGCGTTCAAAATAGAACTAGTAGTGCTTTTGCGAATAGCACCTGGATTGATCTTGTTCTCTGTAGTGTTTTCACTTGTATCTACTTCAAGGGCTGTATCGTTGCCAGCGTTGTTTTCTATATTCATAAGTCCTCTTTAGTTATGTCGTAACAAACGATGTTTATCTACCTGTGTTGACACCCACAAGTTGTGTTGTCACAGCCTGTGGTGTTTCAAAACTCTGTCCTGTGAATGCGACAGGTGTACCTACACCATCGCCTTCATCTTCACCTCCACTATCATATTCTGTGTCATCGCCATAGACACCTTCTTTCTCACCGAAATCTTCTGTTGTAGGTATTTGATCACCTAGATCACGGCTATTGACTTGAGTATTATCTTCTGTCATCAATGTTTTGACAGCAGGATCTGTGATAGTATCAATATAGGCTTGTTCGTATTGTGGAATTCTTTCAGCAGGAGCCAACATACCAATAATTTCTTTGGTGATGAGGCTATCAATGATAGGATTACTTGCGACCATTGTTTTTGCTTGTCCAAACAATGCTAATCTATAATTAGTATCGTGTGCTTCATAATCTGTGTTGTAATGTACTTCACCTGCCCAACGCATGTTCATAAATCGTGCGGCATATGTAAAGATCATTTCTTCAACAACTTCCATCAATCGTGCTTTGCTTTTTGCTAATCTATGAAGTTGTTTGCGTTCTTCAATAATCGCTATTCCTGACGCTAACTGATTCTTTGAATTACGCAAACCACCTAAACCAGTAAGTGCTTCAATTTGTTCTAATATATCTTGTTGTGCTTTCAATATCTTGTCAACATCACCTGTGTCAACAGGTATTGCTTCAACTTGTCCTGTAGTGCCACGAACGATAGCACCTGCGTGTACAGGTATTGCTATACCTTTATCAGCACGAATAATTGTCTTGGCAAATTGAATGCTTGTATATTTTTCGCATTCTAATTTATAGTGTTCACGCATTGCGTCACTTGCGCTATCAATGTCGCTGATACCAAAATCTAAACTTCTTGGATCTCTACGACCATATGCTATGAACACAGGCACGCTCATGCCTGCTGGAAATTCGCCACGACCTATTTCTTCAACTTCATTCTTTGCTACATTCTTACTGACTTCGTAACTGACCCAGTAACTTGGCATGTTATCTTCGCCAAGATGATAGCACTTGATATACCAACTGTCATCTTCTTCTGCTTCAAGTATTTTTACATACTTGACCATAGGCTTACCGCCAAACCATTCCCACTCCCAGTCCCATACATTGAGTGGATTTATTGCTACCACATAGGGTCTACCTAGATTGCCTTCGCCTTCTTGTGGCATGTCTACCGCGATCCAGCAATGTCCATAGATGCTAGTCAAGTCACCAACTTGTTCCATGAAACTATCTAAATTACGATTGTTTAGATCGCTATCTAATAGAAACAGTTCGCTCCACTCTATGTTGTCTGGGCTTATGGCTACACCGTTAGGTGTACAAAAACGCAATTCACGCTTGACACCTGGCTCAAACAACACATCATTGATAGTATCTACAACATAACGACAGATTGGCTGTGCCACTGTGTTGCGTACTAGATCAATGTATAGGTTGCTATCTTCGCTAGGTCTTTTCTTGCGTACATAAGTTTTGAAACTGTAGCCGCCAAGATATGATATCTGATAACTCAACATCTGTTCGTATGTTGCGTTATAGATTGGATTTTTCTTTATCAGTTCATGTGCGTTCATATTTTTTCCCATTGACGATCTATTTCGTCAAAGCAAGGTTCGCCAATAGTATATTACATTATTTATACATGGACTTTACAAACTCATAATATGAGTTCATCATTCCTGGATAACAATTTTTGTGTACTCTGCTAAACCATGTCACATGTGTTTCTCTTTTACAGTATTCACATGTCAATACAGGTACTTTTGGTCGCATCCATTGATTTCCATGCTTTTCCATGATGCGTTTGACTCTAGTTTTGCTATCGCCTAATACAAGATGATCTGGATTGACACATATGGTGTTCAAGCATGTATGTTGTACTTCTTTATGCTTGATATACAAGCCCTTATGTCTTGCCATTGCTCTATGTACAGTAACCATCTTGGGGTCACCTTCTTTGCTATCGCCTTTGATCAAACCGTAGCCTGCGTTATTCACTGGTCCGGTCCATAACCAGCATTTACTTTGATCTTTAGGTATCTTTGTGCGCTCTAGTATGCGCTCATGTATAGGTGTGCTTCTATTAGCATATTTTCTTTTGTTCATATGTTCCTCATTTGTTTAGTATGTCATGTAATCTTTTTCTTCTGGCGACATCAATTCTTCCCACGATGGGCCGCCTGGATATAATGGACTATCTGGCATATATTGATTTGCTGGATCATTCATTCTAGCATATCGTGGATCCATGCCTACATAGTCAGGGAAATTCTGTTCATGCGACACAGGGAACAAGTGATGTATACCATATCGTATACAGTCGCCTAATCCATCTATGTGTGCGTATTTTTGTTCTGTGTATTTTACAAGTTTCTTTCTTGTGCCATCTTCAAAGTGATATGTTTGTAATGCTTCAATCAATAGTTCGTCATCTTTGCGTAGTATCAAGCCACCACGATTGATAAAACTATTGCTACTGTTGTCTGTGTCACTAATCAATGGATTGCTCTTGCGATTGTTTATAATCGTAAAGCCATATTTTTCTAATATGATCTGATCGCTTATACCAAATGGACTAGTTGTGTCACGGTTCAATTGACTGCCGCTCATGTCAATCACGCTAAACAATCTGCGTCTTGGAAAATCATTTCGTATAGCAAGTGCGATACCTTCTGTGCTACAGTCAGGTATAGCATAACTTTTCAATATTTCTATCGTGCCATTCTTTTCGCCTGCTTTTGTTACTTGCGCAACAACAGCACACATCCTACGCTTGTTGAAGTCATGGAAAGTATATAAGTCACTATTCTTGTCAATGATATATTCAACACTATGCTTATGTTTGTCAAATGTGTAAAACATCTGATCAGCCACGCTTTCCCAGGCACACATATAATCTTGCGCAAACTTCAATGGACTCAACAATCTTTTTTGTTCAGTAATAAAAGTTTTGTTGCCACTACGCATCTGCTCATAGTTGTAATGACGAACAACATATAAGTCACTACGATCTAGTGCCATTTTGAATAGATCGTATAGTGGACCTGTACCATTAGGCGTGCTAATCACAATCAAGCGACCTGCTGTGTCAGGCTGACCTACTTTAGGACGCAAACGATTTGTGATTTCTTGTAGTGTATCTGCTGTGTACAATGCGGCTTCGTCAGCGATCCATACGCCAACATTGAGACCGCGTAAGTTTTCTCTTTGCTCTGCTGATTTACAACGAATGAATATACCATTTGGAAACTTTATAGTCATATCGCTGTTATTGATATCACTACCATCACGCAAACCAAAGTATGTCATACAACTTTTCTTCAGTGGCTCCCAGATCAATGATTTTATCATTGCGCCAGTTGGAGCCGAGTATATGATATCTTTGCCCTTGTGATATCTTTCATTGATAGCAAATATAGGTAATGCTACGCTAGCGAGAAATGTCTTGCCACTACCTACTGGTAATATGTCAATACAATGCTTATCTGTGTTGAGCCAATCCATCAACACAGTTTGTTGCTCGCCGTATAGTGGTACCTCTACTGTATTCATTCAGATTTTACGATTACAGGTACTTCTATCCATTCGTTAGTTTCTTGTTTAGGAAACACGAATTGTGTATTGATATGCTCACCATTGCTAGTGATGTCAACTTTATCAGCAATTACTTTTGCTAATATAGTTTTCTCATAATCTCTTACAGCATGCCAATCGTTCATAGTCATTGCTAGTTTATAGTGTTCTGCTAACAATTGCTCAAACTTCTTGCCTGTTGTTTTCTGTATCTGTTTCAACAGTTCGCTGCCACTCAATTTCTGTATGGCACCCTTCTTGCGTCCCGCTCCAGGACGAGCACCGCCTTTTGGCTTCTTCCCTGATATCTCTGCTATGTCTAACATTTATGTAACTCCCATCACTCTTTATTATTTTGAAGGTATTGTTCATATGCTGATTTGAATGATTGATTACGCAACACAGGTAATAAGTTTCCTATCTTCATACCATGTACTGCTATGATGTTCAACACACCGCCATTGCCAAATATATTATAACTACTGTTGTTATAATTGTTTGGATTGTAGTTTGCGCATGGAAACCAATATAATTTATAGTCCATTGCTGATAGCATGTCGTATATCTCATCTAGTTCAGTTCCATGTGCTTCATAAAAGATCACTGGTTTATATTCATGTATTGTCTTTACCATACCACGCAACACAGATAGTTCATGCCCTTCAACATCAATCTTTACTATGTCGGGTGGATATAGTTCATCCATATCGTCAATACATACTGTCTCACAACTTTGACCAGGTACATTCAAGTACATCTCGCCATAATTGCCTGGAACAGTTGTGTCAAAATCTTGTATCGTTGTAGTACCTTTTTTATCGCTTACAGCATATGGATATACCATAACATGTGGCATGTTCACAAGATTTTTCTTCAACAGTTCTAAATTCTTACTGTTTGGCTCAAATGCTTCAACATACTTACACCAACGAGCGAATGCTGTAGTATGATAGCCAATGTTTGCGCCTATGTCATAGATCACGCAATCATTATTTTTTACAAAATGTTTTAGGCACTCTAATTCTAATTCTGTGTACTCACCATAGTAGGCAAGACTGCGACCTATGATCGTATCATTCTTATAGTAATAGAATGGGTGCTGATAGCGTGTGCGTGTGACACCTATAGTGTTATCTAACATGACTGGTTCAGTTAGCAATTTAGTATCTGGCACAGATATATCTAAAGGTGTTACCGTGATATCACTGGCTAAAGTAAATTTGCTATTATCGTAAATTGTTTCACTTATCATTGAATCGCTCCTTATATGCGTTATGTATTGCTATGAAGCGAGGATGGTCACTACATTGTAACGCAATGTTTGCGTATGTTGCTTGTGCCATAACCTCTTCATTAGTTTTGATAGCGTGTATCAAATTCTTTACAACTTGTGGGTTGTTCAATCTTTCAAATAGGTACATGTCTCTACTATGCGGCATTATCTTCTCCTATCTTGCCTATTGTGAACTTACCACAGCAGGCTCTCTTGTATTCGTAACCATACTTCAACAATTGTTTTTTGATGGCATCTTTGATACGGTTATAGTCCTCGTGCGTCATCATGGACCAACGCTGAAATGTTTTGGCCTTCAATAGTATTCTATGTTCGTCCATAGTTTCTATTTCATTGATCGCACTATCGGTAGGATAACTCATTAGATATAGACCTCTACATAATCGCTAGGATTATCTTCTGGATCTAATCCATCCCATAATGTGCCATCACTAATTCTTTTTAGTTTACGCACACCATTTTCTTTGAGCATATGTTGATTCTTCTCGTTCCACATGCGTACTACATCCCAATAGCGTTCTGTGCCTAATATGATGCGCAATTGTGATTTACTGTCCTCAACAGTAGGGTTTATATCAAACTTACTTGTGCTGACCGTGCTACAAAACTCCACACACTTGTCTACCTCATAGTCATTCATGTAAGGCGATAGTTCAACTACCATTCGTTCAAAGTTTCGTAGATTATTAGTGGATAGTTTGGATGTTGACATTTTTCATTGCCTCTGTTGCTAATTGTACCTGCTCACGGACCTCATACTCACTCAATAGTCCGCCTAGAAAAACTGTTATGCTCTTCATGCCTAGTATCTGTAAGTCCAATTGTTTCACATCCTCTTCCGATAATTTTGATGTATCAATGTTTGATAGCATGTTGAGTACATCGTGTACATCGTTCATCAAGGGTTTTACATCTACCCATACCTTATCTTCCATTTTTTTGAGCGTATAACGATTCATATCATTTACCACCGTTGTGTTTGTATCCACTACTGTAGGCAGCACGCCCTTGTTTTTCAGCGTCCTCACGCTTACGATATACTTTTCCACGGTTACCCCACTGATAACCAATTATCTTACCACTGTTGTTTCTAACTTCTTTGACTGGCATCTCAATCCTCCAAACTTTTTTTACTTTTAGGTCCTGTACAACTCTCAACATGACTATGAAAAGGTTTATTCACAGTGGCATAATGTTTTTGACAGTATGGACATTTGTATCCTACGATAAACCAACCGTTTTTTTTACGCTGGTAGAGGCGTACTGCGCACGGTGGAGCATCGTCGGTAAATTTTCCTGGCGTAACTGTGTTAGGCGCAAATTTTTTTTCATCTTTCTTCATTATTTACAACAAAATAGGTTCTAAATATATTTATCGTTGAAAAATTGAATGTTGGGAGAAAGAAGGCGTGCTATTTGCTCTGTAGCGTAGTGTAGATGCTATGCGTGTATATACATGAAAAAATAAAAATATATAAATAAATATACTCTTTTTTGTGCTCAAGTATTTTCTCACTACAGTACTACACTACTACTTTTCTACATTTCATCAAAAACCGTGTTCTAGGCGCCTATACGCAATTTTGAGCGTAGTACAGCCTTACTACGGCAATCTACACTATGCCTCTAGTGTAGATACTGTAGTACTAGTGTTGTACTGATAAGTCATATACTTTCTACCATTGCTGTTAGTATGTTCAGTAGCAATCACAGTTTCGTTTTTGATTAGTTCCTCCAATAACTCACAAAATTGCTTGTCAGGCATGTTTTTTGGTTGAATTGTGATAGGTCCATTTTGTCTAACTTGACGCTTTGTAAACTCTTGCCCACATTTCTTTTTGAACCAACTCAACAGTAACTCGCTACCACTTGTCAAGTCAATGTCTTTATTGTTCACGCCCAATTCTAAATTACATCTATGATCAATAAACATATTGATCAAGTCAATAGCGCATTGACTGTCATTCAACTTTACTGTGTTATGACCATTGTACACAGCAATCGTTGCCGCGATGCGTAATGTATGCTCATGTAAACGATTAGCAAAGCCCTCATACTTTTCTAATTTCGTTTGACCAATATTCTTGTTATCGTTATAAAATTTCGCTAACAGATTATGACTGTCATCATCTAATTTGATGACGATAGGCTGTAACTCAAAATCTCTGTTCTCTACATAGTTTGCTCTTGTATGTAATATTTCAGATAATCTATTCAGATAGAGTTGTAGATTCTGTCTTGCCTGTTTTGCTATATTGATCTTTTCTATATCGTCAGTACTGTACATGTCGGGCTTTTCAAAATCATCAATCTGACATATCAATATGCGATGCGTAAAGCCCTGCTCTTGGAACATTCTGTTGTTGAGTATGTCTTTGATCACATGACTTTGTACCATAAACAATATATTGCCACGACGATTTTCTAATCGTACATAATCGTCTCTTGTACTGCGACTGATCATATCGCCATCCCACAATGAAGTTAGATTAGTTGTCATCTCTGTGCTACGACTGTTGTCTTGTTTCATGTTTTGAAACGCATGACTTGCGAAAAACTTGCCCGCTTCTGCGCTGATAATGCTGACATGTCCCTGACTGATTAGTGTGTCAATAAGACCATTGACTGTGAACTTGTCTTGTATGTATCGTGCTGTCTCTACAGGCTTGGGCTTGTCTGGGAAAGGTGTATGTACGCCATTGTCTCTGTCATCTTCCCATTTCTTTATATCTTTCTTATACTTCTTATCTTCTGTTGTATAGCGCATATCTTCGTTAGATAATGCGTCAAACATATGCTTCTCGTAATCAACGATTGGACCTTTTAGTTCGCTATGTATCGTGCTTTTGCTGCCGCCAGTGCCCAACAATATAGTGATAAACAAACTGATTGGTCTGACACCATACAAATTGCTATCAACATCATATAAATGCTGACAACTACTGTTAGCATATCCTAATAATGCTGATACACCGAACTCATAGGGTGTATTGTGTAATGTCTTGAGGCTCTGTAGTGCGATTTTCATGGAAATTGGCAAGTTGCGACAAAAGTGTGGAAGATCGTTGAACTTGCTGTCATCATGCTGATAATTGTTGCTATCTTCGTTGACTTTTTGTACTACCTCAAAAACATCGTTTTTTGTTGGATTATTGATTTTGTTGCGTATCTCTATCAATTTGTCTGAAATTGGTGAATTATTCATGTATTTTCTCCTTTGTTCATATAATTCTGATTTTCTTATGTAAGTTTTTTACTGCTTGCTCTGTAGAAAGTTGTCGTGGCTTTCTCTCATACTTGTGCTTACATTCTAGTTCATACATCTGTCTACTGTTGAGCCCACTCAACTTGATAAGTGTTGCTATCGTGGGACCTGTGTTTGCTTTATAAGCATGTAATGTTTTTAGTTCTTTGTTTGTCTTATAGGGCCATAACATCTGTAACAATCGTGTTGCTTCACTCATTCCAAGTTCGCTAACAGTTGCCCAAGCAATAGTGCGCCATAGATCATAATCGCCCTGTAATGTACCAACACTAGTTCTGATCTTGTCGCATATGTCATATACGATGTCAAAACTATATTTGTTTCTGTCAACATAATAACTTGACTCATGTTGTACATTGTCATACTTTGTATAGTCATTGAGTATAAGTTCTAACCAATA